TTCAAATGCGATAAGATCACCACATGACACACCAGTAAACCCTGGTACGTCTATACTAATGTTAAATGACTCAAACGCCAGTTTTTGTGATAGTCTTTTCGGTACATCAACGTGTTTATCTGGTGATTCAGCATTGTTATGTAATTTCTTTGTGTCACTAAAGTAATATAACGTACCATCTGGATAGTCAGAAAATGTTGTATCGTTCTTGTAATTAAACAGTGGTAGTATACCTTTGTTATCTGTCTTACCACCTTGACCATCGTGTTCTGTGTGAAACGACTTCTCATACTCTGTCGCATAGTCAAAGTCTGTTTCTTTAAATGTCTTATTGTATAGATCGTGTGATACAGCACGAGCGTTGTAGATACCATTTCTTAAATTTTTTAGTGTATCAAATTGACTATTGATACTAAACCCTTGTACTGTCTGCATCTCTTTGATTATATCTCTATTACCTTTATCGTCTCTTATGTTCGCAGGCGTTGGTTTATATAACGCAACCACTGGTCTCGCAACCGTGTTTGTACTTGCTAATAAACTTTCATATGATTTAACATGAAAACCTAATGCGTTCTCATAGAATAACATTCCTGGTGAGTTATGTAATTTAGTTATTGCTTCTTTCGCCAACATATTGATCGCCTCAAATGGTCTAATTCTTGGCATGACATATTTGTGTACACCTTTTGTTTCTTCTAACGTCAATGTCTTATTTGAATTTAGTTCACTTCTTATAATACTTAATATTGAATTGTCATTGGTATCTTCAAATGGTCTGGCGACTCTTGTTTGTTCGTTTCGTATCATTTCTTTACTTGTAAAATGTAAAGCGTAAATCTGTGTTCTAGGATTGATACCTTGTCTATCTGATATTTTATAGACATGCATTGGGTGACCAGTCTCTGCTGTAAAGTCAAACGATCTACTTGTACCTGGTGTAAACAGTTTAAATTCTATTTGTTCAAAACCTGTGAGTGGTAAGTGATTGGGTATGTTTTGTGCGTCTGTGACTACAATGTTACCTGATAGAACATTTGTACTAATACTTTCATAAATGTTTATCTCTGTTACAAGTGATCGTATTGATATTTTCTTAGGTTCGTTTCTACCTTCTGATGATTGGTAAGAAGTCAATACTACATCTGATAAGACGAATTGTCCTGCTTGATTAAGCTGATTTGTATTAATATCATTATACATTATTATACACTAATTAGTTTTTCAAATTCAGTTATGAATATTCCTAAAAATGATGGATTCAACAATTTAATTAATCTCTTTTGATCTTGTAAACGTTGCTCATATTCCCGATTACTGACACTCTGCGCCCCGCTAGCGTCACTGTTTACCTCTATCTTATGTGAATAGTCATCTGGACCATTTCCAGTTGTTTTACCACTTGATCTAGTCACTTCATAATGATGTATACCATCTGGATTAGCATACTTGTCTTTGATAAATGTCTCAAAGTCTGAGAAACTCAAAGGCCAGTCATAATATCTATCTGTAATATTGTTTGTTAGTAATATCACCCAATGTAGTTCTGGATCACCAAAGTGTTTAAATGCTGTATCTTCTGGTTTCTCACCATTTGGTACATCATACTTGTCATATAACGAAGCCTCATTTGTAATTTTGGCTCTAACTTTTACTCGTCTCATCAAATCAGTAACTAGTTTTTCATTACCATTACCTGATAGATCATAATTACCTTGTGGAAATTTACTAAAGTACATATTAATAACCGTCCGCTATTCTTTCTTTTGTCATAATCTCTGTCTCTGTAAATGACAAATTCATAGTACCATAAGTCGTAGGCGCACCTTGTTCATCTGGTATAAATGTTGACACTACACCTTCTGGCGCATAGTCCACAGTCATATTGTTTAAAACACAACGACTAATTCTAGGTATGTATGTGTTTCTTTCTTCTCTGTACATATAAGTTATTTGAAATTCTGATGGTACATTAAAGAAACCTTTTGTTGTACCTTGATACTCTGGTAACATATGAAACTTAAACATATTAATTATCTTATGCATACTATCTTTTTCTGCTGGGTTTTTAGGTGCAAACTCAAACGGAAATTCAAATGTTCTAAATGGTACAGATTTAAATACAACTTCCATCTGTGGGTTAAACGCTTGACCTTTCGCCTTATCGTATGCCGCCTCTGCATTCTCAAACCCTGGTAATAAACTAGCGGCACCAAATAATGCCTTTCTACCTACTGCAGATATAGCATCTTTCATACCACTACCTGCTGATTTTAAACCAGAGATAAAATCTTTTGCATCTCTAACATTACCAACTGTTTGACCTAACAACCCTGCCACACCTGTTTCTAAATTTTCATAAGTCGTACTGTAAGTAAATTTTAATGATGGCGCAGGTGTATATAATATCATACTATCTGATATAAATGAATGCGTTGGTGTCTTTTCATTTAGTCCTGACTTCACACCTTGTACTCTCTTTGTTGCTGCTAAACCAGCGTCTTTGATCTGTTGTACACTCTTTTGACTTTTAGAAGAAAAACCATATTCACCCACTCTTCCACCGCCACCAGCAGGACCTCCAGTTGAAGTTGTTATCCTACTAGAGTTAAAATTTGTATTTTTAAATTTTGATGAGTTGTGCATTATAACATCAAATATAATATAATGACCATCACCTAAATTAGATGTTTCTTGTGGGTAATAAACCGTACCATAAGAGTACGGATTCTCTTTCATATGTGATGTAGGGTTGATATTTTCTATCTCTAGTGGTGATTTATTTAACAGCTTGGCTGCTTGTTTAGTTGCTTGAAATTGTCCTTGTCCTTGAGAGAAACCACTCATTGCATTACCAATAGAATTGGCAATTTTATTTTTTATTGCACCTTTTATTACACTAGAAATCTTACTTGTAAACGCCATTATAGTTCCTTTATATATATTCTATATTTATAACAAAATGAAGAAGTCTTACAAAGGTTTATATCGTCCTAGCAACCCAAAAAAATATGTTGGTGATGTTACAAGAATAGTATATCGTTCATTACTAGAGCGTAAGTTCATGCTATATTGTGACCGTAATCCTGACATAACATATTGGGCAAGTGAAGAATTAGCAATTAGATATTATAATCCACTTGATAAAAAGTATCACAGATACTATCCTGACTTCATAGTTCGTACAGTCAAAGGCGATAAGATATTAGTAGAGATCAAACCATCACGCCAAACCAAACCACCAAAGACACCCACAAAGAAGACAAGAGCATTCATGCGTTCTAGTTACGAGTATATTAAGAATAGAGCGAAGTGGAAAGCAGCAGTAAAATATGCTGATGATAACAATGCGAAGTTTAAATTAATTACTGAAAAAGATTTAGGTAGTTATTAAGGTGATGCATGAGATAAGTTTAAGAAAGTATCGTCTGCATTCTTATTGTTTATAAACCCTGATATAGTTTGACTACTTCCACCAACATTTGTATTTTGATTATTGTAAACAACTGCTGATGGTACCTCTCCAGTATCAAACATTTGTGTTTGTTTTTGTTCTTGGAATAATGTTTTAGCGACTGATGCGTCACCTGTGCCATCACCACCTGCACCTTGGAATTGATTACCTACAACTTGTCTATTTAATATTTTCGCCTCACCTGTGTTAGGATCAAACACCACACTTGATTGCTCAGCCATATTTGTATCATCATATGCTTGACCTTTATCAAAATCAAACTTAGGTTTCATTAAACCACTCTCTGTTTTTTCAAATCCTGACTCTGTGCCTATACTATCAAAGTCTTCCTCACCTTTTTTAATTCTTTCTGCTCTTTCTTTTTCTTCTCTCTCTTTTTTCATTGTAGAGGTTTCCATCAATGTACCAAAATCACCCATAGTAGGTATTTTTCTTATTAAAAGAATAACAGTGTTAACCATAGTTTTAAAGAAATCTGTAAATTTTGTAAATGCGCTCTTAAAAAAGTTACCTATTTTTTCAGGTATACTAACCAAGAAGTCTGCAACAGCACCAAGTTTATCTCTAAAGAAAAATATAGCACCTATCACACCAGCGACTGCAAGTCCTATTAACACTCTTGTTGATTTAAAGAAAGTACCTATTGTTTTAATGCTTTTTCTAAAACTTTTTAGTGATTTCATTAGGCCACCTTTACTAAAGAAGTCAAATACTTTTTTCCCTTGCATCACACCTTCTTTTAGTCCCATCAAAGCATCACCAAATGCCATAAATGGTGCCTTTAATTCTTCTAGGAATTGACTTTGCCCACCCATTCTACTACCATCATCATCTTTTAGTGGGTTTAGTGTTTCATCTTCTTTTTCAATCAGTTCTCTTTTTTTATTTACTTGCTCTTGTTCTTTTATTAAAGTTTGTTGTTGTTTTAAAGTTAAAGGTCTTTCTTTATCTAATAATTTTTCTCTTTTTGTTATTACTCTTTTTTCTTCTTGTTCTAGTAATTTTTTTCTTTTTTCATTTAATTCTGTTCTTTTTTTAATTTCTTTATTAGTTAATATTTTAGTCTCAACTCTAAATTCTTTACCTTGTTTGACAGTTTTTGTCTCTGCTACAATATTTTCTGCTCTTAATTTTTCAACCTCAGTCGCAGATTTACCTCTTTGATCTTTTAGTTCATCTATTCTCTTGGCAAGACCTTTATTAAAGTCTTTAATATTCACACCTAATTTACTAATAATTTTTTCTGACTTATCTAGTGCATTTTCAAATGCTTTCACACTACCTGACTCAAAATCTTTTACAATATCTTGTGTGATATTTCTAACGACTGTAGGTGCAATAACTAATTCACGTCCTTTAGATACTGCCTGCATTGTACTAGACACTACAGTCTTCATTAAAGCTTTAATATCTGAATCTTTTACTGCCATTATTTTTTACTTTTACTTGTTCCTGTGTATAGACCAAACCAAGCAGCACCAGCACCAACTACGATACTAATTAAACCACTTTGTTCCATTGTAGGCGCACCTAGGTTCATATACCATATGACACACTTATATAATAATATAATGTAAACTGTTAAGAACAACCTTGGAAATATTCTCCATGCATCAACAGCTCTCGCCATATGTATTAGTTTTGCGTAAGGGTTAACACCTAAATCTTTTACAGATGTGTCTACCTCTAAATCTACTTTTATCTTTTGTTTAGGTTCAGCAACCTTTATATCATCAGCCATTTTTCATGTTATCCCTTCTTCTTCTCTCGTTTTCTTCTTTTATATAATTAATCAACATTTGTACATATATATCTTTTTCCCAAGGCATCATATGTTCAACCTCAGTCAATGAATATTTATGATGATGTATTAACGCAAACGTAACTTCGTAAAAGGCCTCTAGGCTATTATGGGCGAGGCAGATTCGAAAAAATCGTTAAGTCCTTGTAAAGTGACTTTACTCTTTACTTTTGTTACAGGGTTAGTCACTTCAATTTCGTGTCTAACTCTTGGCATAGTATCAAAAAAGCTTTTAATTTTTACAAAACTTTCTTGTGATAAACTTTCAAAAAACTCTCGTATCTCTTGTTGTGTACTATCTTTCGCTGGGTATATTTTTTCGCCCTCAAATATATGGTCTACGCAAGTTGTCAACATATCAAATATTGTATCCATGTTTGCGCTATCTATATTAGTGCCTGACTTTAATATACTCATTGTTGGATATTTTAAAACCACTCCGAGTTTTCTGTTTTCATCTACTACTATTGTGTTTGTGTGTTTATCATCTACTTGCACTTCAACTTTCGTCAAATCAATTTCTACATCAGCATAAGTTTTTTTGTCGTCTGGACAAATAACTTTAAATTTAGATATTTCGCCTACTGATCTAGCTCTAATATTTAAAAATATATACTCTAAATCAAACATAGGTAAACTCTCTACCTCTAATGTATTATATGTACATGAATCAACTATTTGTTTTGTTGCTTCATATATGTCTTTTTCTTTACCAGTTTCCATAGCAATTAGTAGTAATTTTTCTTCTTTTACTAAAAATGGTCTAAACTTGACTTTTATATCTGTAGATGGTAAAGTCAACTCATAAGTTGGTGCATCAATTTTTGGTAATGCCATTATATCTCCTTATTATAAATTTAATGGTGGAATCTTAAATGGTGGGAATACCCTACCACCTGTAATTCTACCTATTGGCGCTTTTCTTCTTAACTCATTTAGAACATCACGCCCTACACGTTTCAATGGTGCCGGTAATTTACCAAGTAAACCACCAAACAATCCACCAGCTCTTTTTACTTCTGGTGACCCAAATTCTGCTTGTCCTAATTCTATTTTTCCTGCCTTGTCAATAAAGTAATTTACCCAATATCTAAAGGTAAATGTGACTTGGAAAGTTTGTATGTTATTATCAGCATATGAGTAATCAACTGGACCAATAATTTTTGGATAACAATCAAAAAGTTTTACTGCATATGTGACATCATCACGCTCTTGCCTACTAGCAAATTGTCCTAATTGAAATATATTCATATCAGAAACATAATTGTCGTAATAATTTTTATTAAATGATTTTGTACTAAATGCTGCTTGTTGCCACTGTTCAAAATAACTTCTCTCTCTCAAAAATTTATCTAGGTAAAAAGTAGCAGTTATATCAGCAGATTTAAAATCAAGCACGTGTTTTCTTGCTGGTGCATTTCCATGTCTTACTTCCTTCATATCAGTCTCTCTATCTGGCATTGATATTTCAGAACAAAATGCTCTTACTCTTTTACCATTCGCAGCATGTATGGATTTTAAATCTCTACCTAGTGTAAATGCCTCTACACCTTCACCTGTACCTTTTACTTCTACTGCAGTGTTTTCAGCACCTATACCACCACCAAAGTCTAATCCTTTTGGCATAAAAAATTCTACATAAAATCTGCCTTTTCTAGCGAAACCTTCAGCCTCATTGACCATGGCTTGAAATCTACCCATTGTAGTTTCAGGATTACCACCAGCCTTCTGTTTTAAACGTGGATCAGATTGTACATCATTTAGGCTTCTATCTCTAGGTAAACCTATTCGTATATCAAACCCACCAATTCTTTTTCCGCCTCTTAAAATAGCCATTAGTAAGGACTTCCTTTCTTAAATTGTTGTACAGGCAACATAACTGCCAAAGCAGCCTCATCAAAATCAACTCTTAAAAAATTTGACATAACATGACTATACAAATATTTCTTAATAGTGTTTCTAGCAATTCTAACGTTCTTAATACCATCATAGGTAGCATCAATTCTTGTTGTTTTATTCATACCACCAGAGGCATATCTTTGTAAATTATTCAACAAACTAATTCTTTGTACAGGTCTAATATAGTGAAAGTTCATACCCATAAAACCACCTGGTATTGTCTCTAAAGGTAATACAAGTGGAAACCTATCATACAAAGGTAATACCTGTTTATATTTAGGGTCATAATAGAAGAAGTTTAATCTACCTCTACTAGGAATACCATTTAATTTACCTGACCTCATTAGGGATGCAGCTGTTACTCTATCAGATAGAGTTGCCACATTTTTTCTATACCAATCAACACTTTTTCTAATGCCGCCTTGTTTAATCTTAATAGGGTCTAATACCGATATTGCCATATGTCAATATTTATAATAAAAAAGGCGGCCTTTCAGCCGCCCTTTCAAAGTTTTTGATGTGAGAGAGAATTACTCCTCTTCTGCTAATTTACTAAAATAAGATAACGTATCGTCATCATCGCTAGCAGATGTCGGAGTGACATCATTACTTTTCGCAACACTACCGTTTTGAGGCGGGAGGTCTGTTTTATCAGCAGTTGTTGCGCTTCGTACACCTGTAATTGTCCTATTCAGTTTCTCTTTGAGTTCATCATAGGTTTTAAAATTATCGGGTGCAAGAAATGGTTTTAAAGGGTGTTGAGTAGACCATATCGTTTTAATCTGGTCGTCACTCTCTTTGATTTGTGACACTCCTTCAAATTCAGATTTGTCATAGTTCCAATAACCATCTACTTTTCTAATTTTTAGTTTAAAGTTCGCACCTTTCCAAAAATCAAATGGGTTAATTGGACTTTCATCTTCAAATGCTGGCTGCATTGCTTCTGTAATCTTATCAAATATCTTTTTACCAAATTTAAATAAGAATATTTTGCCCTCATTCTCTGGATGCTTAGGATCAGATACCACTAGAATATTTGAGTAGTAAGATAACTTTCTTTTTCTCTTTCTAGCAATTTCTTTATCACTATCTAAACCAGTATTCCAAAGTCTTGTGTTTTCTTCTGACACAGGATCTTTTTGGCCTAGTGTTGTTAGTGAGTTCTCAATATACCAACCACCAACATCTTGGAATGCATGTGACCATACTCTTTGCCAAGGTAAGTCTTCACCTTCTGGCGCTGGTAAAAATCTAATTACAGCAAAACCGTTACCAGTTTTATCTAGTTCTGGTTTCCAAAATCTGTCGTCTTGGTATTTGGATTTGTTTTTCTCTTTGTCCTCAGGATTGAGGTTGGCTTCAATAGCCTTGGTAAGTTTGTCAAAATTACTTGACGATTGTTTTAATGTTTCAAAGTCCATCGTATTTCTCCTTGTATTATTGTATTCGTTGTCTTTGTGTTACCTGTATAATCGGTATCATTTTTATTTATAAGAGTTCTCACGTTCATTCACCCACTTTTTTAAGTTTTTGTCTCTGGCTTCTTTATCGTAAGTTTCTTTTGGTAAAGACCTCTTAATTCTGTACTTCCTATAACGCTCACACCAATCCACAATTGTGTCTAATATAGTATAAATTATTTTATCAAACATATTACCTCTAATATATCAGATTATTGACCATTTGTCAACCCTGATACACAATTAAATCTTTTGTTTAATTCATCAAAATTTATGTATTCTAAATTTTTTACTACCCACTCTGGTACAACACTATTTACTGGATCACCACCTTTTACACCTCTAGGATTAACCTTAATAAACTTGATTTTAGGATTTTCTACCATCAACTCTTTCCATTGATTAACCCAATTGACATCAGGTATAGGTTTATTCTTTGCATCTGCATAA